GCTTGGCGCTGTAGCAGACGATGTATACTCATATGTATTTAGTGTGGATAAGGCTGCTCCATTATATTTTAACCCATCAGAAAAGTTAGGAGCGCCAGTGCCTGCTACGTTTGTTATATCGTTTACTTTAATTGTTGTCATGCCGCGTTTCCTGCAAAAGAAGCTCCATGATACCTAGCAACTGTTATGTCTCCAAAATCTGCAGCGTTTCCTGTTGTTTGTATTGTGATGTAATCTATTGAACTTACTCTGCCGCTAGGATTACTACCACTAGCAAAAATACCTCTCGTTGCATTAGAACATCCCATAGTACCCATCTTTCCTACAGTAAGATCTCCAAAGTCAGTAGCATTTCCAGTAGTATCGTGCGTTATATAATTTAATACATTTGAATACACAACTGAACCAGTTATATAATCTATACCTAGAGCCATTACTGATCTATTATTATCAGAAGCAGATGATCCCTTGTCGGAAGCGCTTGTAAGATCTCCAAAATCTGTAGCATTTCCGGGCGTCTGCACTGTTACATATTCTATAGTCCTACCATTATTAGAAGCTTGTTGTGCATAAATACCAAACCCAAAATTTCTTGTTTTTCCACTTGCTGCTGCACTGTTGTACGCAGAGTAGGTAGCATCCCCAAAATCTGAAGCGTTTGCTGTCGTGGCTATCGTAACATAGTCTATAGAGCCTTGATGGCTTCTACCTTGCCAGAACAATCCATAAGTTCCATCTGAACTACCTGCTATTTCCATTGTGGCTGAGGGAGTTAAGTCTCCAAAGTCTGTAGAATCTCCAGTAGTAGATATGGTTACATAATGTATTGTATTAGATTGAGATGATTGAACTTCACCACCACTAAAAACACCTCTAGTTCCATTAGATGCTCCCCCCGGATTTTTCCAGCTAGTACCATAGGAAGTATCGCCAAAGTCTGTAGCGTTACCTGTAGTAGTTATGTTAATATAATCAATAGTGTCTACCTTAGTAGATGATAAAGCCCTTCCATTTGCAAATACTCCTCTGTCTCCCATAAAAGCTGCTGGCGTTGAGTCTTCTGCAGAAAGTGTTACCGTTCGCCAAGCATTGTTTGCGTATATTTTTACTGCGGTATTAGTAGTATCCCACCATAATGCACCATTGTTTGGTGAGCTTGGTGCTGTAGCACTCTCTGTGTATTGGTATGTGTTGAGAGAAGAGGTAGCAGAGCCAGCGTATTTTATGCCATCTTCGAAGTCAGGAGCGCCTGTACCTGCAGCATTAGTTATCTGATTTACTTTTAAACTAGGCATTAGTTGCTCCAAAAGTTCAATTGAACTTTAATATATAGTAGTATTACCTAAATCACTGGCTTGATCAACATTGGTTGATGGGAAAGACCTACCAGAACCCCAGACTATTCTTACACCACCAGTAGATCCATCTCCTCCACCTCCGCTAGAGTCATCTTCCGCTCCTGTTCCTCCACCACCGTATACACCAGTCCTTGATGCAGTAGAGGTTGACAAACTGCCATCATATCCTTGAATACTGCTTTGATTGCCAGTGTTGTTAGACGCAGCCCGCGCTCCACTAGAATCTTGACCAAAAAGCCTTGTTCCACCTCCTCCAGAAGTTACTTTTGATGTAAAGCTGTTACAAGCTCCACCACCTCCGCCGCCACCGCCAGACCCAGCTGTTGGAAGAATGTTGTAAGCGCCTCCGTTTCCTCCATTACCTGAATAACCACCTGCACCACCCCCGCCTCCACCAGCGTTTCCACTAACTCCAAACCTTCCACCACCGCCTGTTCCTCCACCATCGCCAATTATAAAAGCGCCTCCAGAAACAAGGTTAGATGATATGTTTTGATTGTATGAACCAGCGCCTCCACCACCAGCAGAGACATCAGGAGAACCAGATCCACTAATGTTTACATAGCTTGAACCACCTGCTGTTTGATTGTTGTTACCAGCAGCACTGCCACCACTACCACCCGCACCAACTCTTACAGTAAATGTTTGACCCGGAGTAACTGATAGGTTGTTTTTATAGGCAAGACCGCCGCCACCTCCGCCTCCACCAGAAACACCATTAGGAGAAAATGAAGCGGCGGCTCCCCCACCACCTCCACCTATAACCACAATAGATATAGATGTTACTCCTGTTGGTACAGTAAAACTAGTATTCCCAGCGGTCTCAAATATGGCTGATCCTGTAGGTAGTACGTTTTTTAGGTTGTATTTTGATTCCAAACCCCAAACGCCGTCTGAGTCATTTGAAGTAGACCCATAATCTCTTGCTGTAATAGCACCTATTATGCTGCCATTTCCTCTCCATCTACTCATGAGTATATTGTCTCCGAACCACCTGAAGAAGCAAGATCAACACTTGTTGATGGAAAAGATCTGCCAACACCCCAAATTATACGAACTCGTCCATCTCCACCATCACCAGAGGGACTACTAGTACTAGATGACCTGTCATCATCATCAGCGCCACCGCCTCCACCGTACTCACCACCAAAAGAGTTTCCAGAAGCACTACCGCCATTGCCACCACCTGAACCACCATTTAAAGAACCTAACGTGCCGCTTGCTCCTTCTCCGAATATTCCTACTCCACCACCGCCACGACAAAAGCTGCTAGCTGTATTACCACCGCCTCCGCCTCCACCAGATCCATTACTACCCCCTGTGTTGCTGTTTCCTGAAGCTCCTACTCCTCCATTACCTGAATAGCCACCAGCTCCTCCGCCGCCGCCTCCAGCGTTGTTATATCTAGGCTCTCCCCCCGATCCCCCATTACCTCCACCATCAGCTTCTGTCCCTAAGTCTCCGTTTCCTCCACTAACAGAACTCCCAATGCCACTAGATGGAGCAGCGTTTCCTCCACCACCTCCCCCAGCAATTAATAAAGCTACACCATTACTATCTCTGGTAATACGAGATAAACCTCCTCCACTGCCTGATGTAGAAGAACCGCCGCCTCCACCTCCTCCCAATCCAGAATTAATAACTAATGTTTCTCCCGGAGTTACAGACATGCTGTTACCATAAGCTAATCCGCCTCCACCGCCTCCACCGCCTCCACGGTTAAAACCCGTGCCAGCTGCGCCACCGCCGCCACCTATGCATAGACCATGTATGGAAGTAACTCCTGCAGGAACCACCCAACTATATTGAGATGATCTTGCTGCAAATTGCACTCCGCCAACTGATGGCTGATTCAACCTTAAATAAGGAGCTGTAAGATCCCATACACCATTGCCTTTTACTCCAGACTCTCCATATTTTTTACTGTCTTTTGTAGCGCCTATTATTCCTCCAAACGGACGGTAAAAAGCCATACATCACCTACGCATCATCTAGTTCTTCATAAGATATGATAATATTAAGATCACTGTTAGCACTAGCTCCAGCCCTTATCTCATCTGATTCCTCCAAGTATATTGAAGTATTTTTATCTAGTAAAACCAATGTACTATCTGCAGGTACATTTATAGTAGTTGCTATACTTCTAGTACCTGAAACGCTATTGTCACGAAAATAACATGATACTGTAGCGTCATTAGTACCGTCTACATTTGATACAAGGATTGTGTTTATTTTTAACACCTTGTTAGAAGGACAACTTACAATAGTAGTAGAGGTAGTTGTGGTTAGAAGAGCGCTAACTGTTTTTCCATAGATACTTGTTACATTTACTATATTTGGTGCTGCCATATCTAAATCCTATCCGAATACCATTGCCATTGCTATGGCTTTACCTGTTGAAACGCCTGCAGAGACTGTTGCTGTACCAAGTCCAGTTACATGACCATTGGAATCTACTGTAACATCTTGAATAAACGTAGTTCCTGAATTGTTTGATGAGCTTGCTGCAGATATATTTGGATGCGCTGTTAGAAACGCACTGGCATGGTTACCATCTAACGTGTCTGCATCGAGACCAGAATTTGGACCGTCATTTCCCTCATGCCAAAGGTTATAATAGGTTGACCCATCCAAAGAAAAATCAATGCTATCTTTTATTCTAAGAGTAGCATCATCTTGCATATTCTTTATAAGTAAAGCATCACTAAGAGTAAACCATCCAATATATGCTTTATCTGTTGTAACCTCTTGAAACCTTATCTGAGGACTAGCTGTACCAGCAAATACAGCTTTTATATTATTACCACTACGAGCAAGTGTTAGTAAACCTGTGGTTTCGTCATCAGCATCACTTCTAAGAAATTGAGAGGCCTCAATTCCATCCACTTGATCAGCATTTATGTTTAATGCATCAATATCGGATTTCGTTTGATCCGCAGTTGCGCCCGCTTCAATACCATCTAATTTTGTTTTATCGGCAGAGGACATAGACCCTGCTGCTGATGTGGTAGCAGCCTGTATGTTACCAATATCTATGTTTGTAGCGCCTTGATCAGAAGTCCAATCAATATGCTCATTCGCAACAAAGTCTAGTAAGTTGTCATGACTCACTATAGCTTCTATCACTGCAGCCGTTTGGTCAGCTGTAGCATTGCTTTCTATAGCGTCTAGTTTCACCTTATCTGCAGAAGCCATAAGGCCACTAGTTGAGTTGCTTGCTGCTACTATATTGTTAATGTTTATGTTCGTAGCGCCTTGATCTGTTGTCCAATCAATATGCTCGTTTGCTACATAATCTAGCAAATTGTCATGGCTTACTATGGCTTCAATATCACCTGCTGACTGATCTGCTGTAGCACTTGCTTCTATACCATTGAGTTTGGTTAAGAGTGCATCTGTAAAGGCGTTAGTATCGCTATTATTCTCATAAGCAGTCTTTATTTCAGCGTCTGTCTGATCAGCCGTAGCTGCTGTTTCAACTCCATCTAATTTCGTTTTATCTGCTGCAGACATGAAACCATCCGCAGATGTGGTTGCGTTGTCATGGTCATGACTGTTATCGGCTACAGTTGCAGTGATTGTAATATCAGCAGATCCATTAAAAGAAGCAGAACCACTAACATCTCCACCAAGCGATATGGTTCTTGAATTTGCTAATGTTGTGGCGGTTGTAGCATTACCACTAACATCACCTGTTACATTTCCTGTCAGGTTACCCTCTACGCTGTCTAATTTAAGCAAACCATACGAAACAGAGGCATGAGATAAATTTATAGTCCCTGTGGGGTCTGGACCGTACTCATCTAACAATGTCCACTTGTCTGTAGAAACATCATAAAACAAACCCATGTGAGTATAACCCACACCAGAAGCTCCGGTGTTTCTGTTTGTAAATAATCCTGTATCTACAGCGGCAGGAGCTGCAGTTCCTGACCAAACATCATTAAGTGTGTGTCCTGTAGTTGCACCAAAGTTTATACTAATCCCACCATCTAGAGATTGATCATCTCCTGTTATATTAACTCCAGTGGCCTCTGTAGTGGTGAAATTATCCTTAGACCAACTAAACGTATCTGGCGTTCCTGTTGCGTCAATCTTAACATAGTAAGTAGTAGATGCAGTGCCTGTGAAATGTCCTGTGTAGGTAGCATCATCTAGGCCAGAACCTGTATGGGTTGTATTGCCTGCTCCAATCGTATCGCCTTCGTTTAGCTTTTGGAAAGAAGCACCAAGCTCGACAGTTTGAGAGGATGTGGTTGTTGTTGTGCCTTGTACAGTAAGATTACCACCTACAATAAGGTCGTCTCCTACATGTGCATCTGTTCTAACACGAAATGAATTTACCGAATGGTTTTGTTGATTAACAAGTAAGACACCATTAGTGGCGTCAGAGTTAACAACCCAACCAAGACACATAGGATAATTAGGATAAACTGGAGAAGCGTTTTGAACTGCTCCCGGAGTCAAACCTACAAAGAAGTTTGTTCCTGCATTTAAACCACTTGTATCTACACCATGTAATTGCCCTGCAATAATACAGTAACCGTAACTATTATTAGGTATGTCTGCTGCAGCAAGACCTTGAGCATTGTATGCGTTGACATCTGTAGCATCAGCAAGGCCGACAGTAGGGACATCAATAGCTCCTGCTGTGTAGTTACCTGAAAAATATAAGGGCTTACCTTTTCCTATAGTTGAACCAGTAGAATTGTATACTCTCTGATGTTCTTCTAAACCTAACTCATGTACAACATTTTGTTGGTCTGAATAATAACTTAGAGTTTTTGTACTACTATCATACCACAGTCTGGCCTCTGCATATGATGGAATAGAGCTTTGACTTGTTAGATCTATATGGGTGCCAACATTAATCTCTCCCGTAGCTGTAGCATTAACAAAGCTTGGGCTGTCTGTTGTGGCTAATCCCTGATTTATGGCTTTAACAGCAGTCTCATCTGTCAGCTCACTATCCATAACTGCACCTGCAGATGTAACATTCGCAGTATCAGTTACGTCGGCACTCGCCTCTATACCATTTAACTTAGTCTGCAGTGCATCTGTAAAAGCATTTGTGTCTGAGTTATTTTCGTATGCTGTTTTTATTTCTGCATCTGTCTGATCAGCTGTAGCTCCAGTCTCTATACCATCTAACTTAGTCTTGTCAGCAGAAGACATCGTACCTGCTACAGAGGTTGTAGATGCCTGAATATTATTTATGTGGATGTCAGTAGCACCCTGATCAGTTGTCCAATCTATGTGTTCATTGGCTACAAAATCTAATAGGTTATCGTGACTAACAATCGCCTCTATTTCTGCTGCGGTCTGATCCGCAGTCGCTCCTGTTTCTATCCCTGTAAGCTTACTTCTTTCTGCTGTTGTCATAAACAGATTTGTAGAACCTTGAGTTATATCATCAGAGTCTCCAGACAACTCGCTCAATGCATCTTTTGTAGCAACTTGTGTATCAACATAAGCCTTAACTGACTGCTGAGTCGGCAATTTAGTAGGTGAGTTAGATGTCATATCATCTTCATCAACAACAAAGGACATGTTTGCTGTTGTTGTGTCTGCTTCCATAACGGCACCAGCAGCTGCAACATTTGTTGCATCGGTCACATCAGCAGATGTTTCAACCCCATTTAATTTAGTTTGTAAGGCATCCGTAAAAGCATTTGTATCACTATTACTTTCATACGCTGTCTTAATCTCTGCAGCAGTTTGATCGGCTGTGGCTCCTGCCTCTACACCATCAAGTTTGGTCTTGTCTGAACTAGACATAAATCCATCTGCAGATGTAGTCGCATTATTTGGTAAACTTTCAAGACCAATAGTCCCAGAGCCATCTGTTTTTAAATACTGACCAGCAGATCCATCCGCTGTTGGTAAATTAAAAGTGGTAAGAAAAGAGTTTAAGTTTGCATCTGCAGCAACGTCCACACCACCAGATTGTAGCCCACTAGCAAAATTAGAAGACGTATCAGTTGTGGCTATATCAGAATCTAGACTCGCAGAATCAATACGACCTGTAGTTGCGTCTACGTTTGTAGCTATATCTCCAAAAAGTCTGTTCTTTGATTTAACCATAATATCCTCATATCATTACATATCTGCCGCCAGATTGAACAGTAACAGTAACACCACTTTGTATCGTTATAGGGCCAACAGAGAAAGCACTTTGTGTTGAGCTAACTGTAATGTCTGACGTAACTGTTCTTGATGGTATAACTGTTATTGCATCTAGGCTAGCACTTCCTCCACCACCATCTACAAAACTTAGTGTCCCACTTCCGTTTGTGCCAAGAACTTGACCACTCGTGCCGTCTGTAGACGGTAACGTAAAATTATTACCAAAAGTAGAAAGATTAGTATTGAATATACCATACTCTACAACCTCTACTACATCATCTAAGGCAGCGGCATCTGCTAGAACAATCGACGTTCCATTTGTTGCTGTGTAATCTGAGGGTGATAACTTCACACCATTAAAGAATATATCAACGGCACCGACAACATAATTTAGAGTATAGGTAGTCTGACCTGCCGTAGAAGTAAATTTTGTTGAATTATAAGCATTACTAGATAGAACAAGGTCGGCAGCAGAAGGGCTAATAAAGACCTCTGCATTTCCTGTAAGGTTAAGGAGAGAACCTGTAGAACTTGACGTTAGACTTCTGGTGAGAGTGGTGCCGCTTGAGTTGTAAGTCCCTGCTCCTATCTCCCAGTCTGCTCCATCCTCTATAACATACCTAACTTCGTCACCGTCAGACACTCCAGCAGCCGCGAAGGTTTGGTAACCAACAGCGGCCTGCCCCAAAGTTATATCGCCAGTCCCGGTTGTGGTGGTATTGACTTTTACTCTATCTGCGAAGGTAACCACAGTGTCACCCCCGAAACTACGCTATACGGATGATCGCGTCTGAAGCACTTGCAGTTGGGAACTGAATTGTAAAGTCACCTGCTGTAGAGGTCTTATCAGAACCGAAATCCAATACAACCACCGTGTCAGTTGTGTTTGTTCCACTACCTGTTGTGGTATTATAGATCAAAGCGCCACGAGCAGTTATAGTAGCCGTTGAGAACGTTACATCGTTAAAATCGGTTAACGCTGTTGTGCCACTAGTCGTGGGTGTGACGTTTGTCAGAGCAGCGCCACCTGCAGTATACCCTGAACCACTTACTTCGTTTGAAGTTGTGTAAGCTGTTGTTGCAGCAGTGAAGGATGCGCTGTTTGTGTACATCGCTAACTTAAATGTATCACCATTTGGTGCGGCGGTGAAGTTGTGTTGCCCCGTTAGCAGTTCTTGCTTAAAGGACGTACACATATAATTGCCAGTGAACGCCATGTCATAATCTCCTTATTAGCTCGGCAAGTTTAGGATGCCCTGCATCGGTAAGGGCATTATACACGGTTGTGCGGTCACTACGAATAGCTTCACGCATATAAAATGCGACCACCTTTTCCATGTGCTTTTGAAACGCTACTGCCTGATCTTTTATGGCAGGGGGAGCGCTGTCAGAAACGTCTATAAGTTTTGCAACGCACCGCTCTGCAACCTCATCAGGTGTAAATCCTCTCTTGTCAGTAGTTTGTATGCTGACAATTGGATCTTTTGGTACGTCTACTTGAAACTTAAACATTTATTAATTAGGGCCGTAGCCCTCCTCTCCGTTTCTGTATCCATCTTGCTGTAACAAACCACCAACCTTTTGGAAAGCCTGCATTGCTAGGCTGTGCTGCTCTCTGTACTGAGCCATAAGATCTGCGTCTCCTTTCATATAGGAATACGCCTCTAACAAGCAGCCGTACAGCAGTGCTGTCTCTGCGTTGTCACCTAACCAAGTTGTGCCAGCATTAACAATAGATGGCGGGTCGTAATAGTAGTTTATCTGCACATTATACACAGCATCTGGGGTTGGACCTAAAATAAAGAAACCCGGAGTTGTGCTTGTGCCGCCGACAAACTGCGCGTAATATTTTGGTTTAGCTGTTGGCTCTGAAGGATATGCTTCTTTTATAAACGTAACGTTCTTATTAAGAAGATATTCCCAGTTACCACCACTATCCTGCAAAGCAATAGAGTACACTGCAATCATATCAGATGGTCTAGCAAGGTATTGAGAGCTAGCCACAGTAGCACCTGTAGATGCTTTTCTAAGTTCTGGTATGAGAACCTGTCTAAGTATCTTCTCTTCTGCCTGACGTATAAATGTGGGTATATTACCTACAAACGAGGTCTCAGTGTTCTCGGTATAGTCAGTTATAGCCTGTGTTAACTCTGTATAGTTCATTAAAACTAGCCTCTACTATACTTACCACCACGACTGGCTTTGCCCATACCACGACATTTACCGCCACTTTTCATCTTCTTAACTTTACCGCCATAGGCCATGTAACCCATCTGGTTACGAACTGCTTCTGGCAATTGACCTAGACTACCTTTTGCGCTTGGTGGGACGGGTTTTTTCATTTTTCCGGGCATGTTAATCTCCTTTACATAATAATATCATACACTCACGAAGTTGTCACTGTTACTTTACCCACCGATGCAGTTATGTATTGAGCGGGGTTTCCCACAGGATTGAAGCCGTACAATGACCTACTGGCTACCAATGCTGTATCTGGTCTAGTGAACGGTAGGGACTGTGGGTCGTTTACACGTAATCTCCCTATAAAATTCTGTGGGTGATCATCATCAACCACGTCTCTACCTATCTTGAGACCAGTTTTCGTTCCGTTTCTATATTCGTCTACTAGGTCTCTTAGGGGATACCTAAACCCAGTCCTGTCACAAAACCCAAACGCGTATGTACTTTTTGCTGTAGTCATTAACTACCCACCATAAATGTATCAAATGGTACGAACTTAATAGAAGAGGATTCTGAATCTTCTCCTGCTGCAAGCTCGAACTGAAACTCATACTCTTGTTTTAATGGTGCCACTCTAGCTGCAGCTTCTGGTTTCTTCATTGCTACATAATAAGCTAACCCTGCAACCATACACGGTACAAACCTTGGAGGGACTGCTGCTGTTGTACCTAATCCAGAAGAAAGGCCATCTATACCGCGCAACCTAAAATAGGAGAGGGTGTAATCCTGATCTGGGACAGGCCAAAGCGTAATCTTTGTTGACGAAGCCAACCTTTGCACAAAAGCCTGAGTCGGCTTACCCTGTGTGTTTTTATTGGCTTGGTTAGCGTATGTTGTGACAGATACCCTCTCAACATTAGTATCAAGTTGATTTTCATCACTACCCGTTCTTATGTGTTGCTCTATAAGATCAATGGTATCTGAAGGCATGTCATATGATGCCGTACCTTCTGTTAGTGACAAAGTCCCTTGGTCAATAGTAAAAAGATTTAAACCTCTGTTTTGCCACTCAAGAAGCATTAAGTTTAAGCTTCTTCTAGCCGTTCTTAGGTCATACCCTGTATTTAGCTCTATCCCTGCACGTTCGTAGGCTTCTTCAAATATGTCAGGTAAGTCGGGGGTTACTACTGCCATTTACTTTTTCCTTTTCCTACCACTTGCAGTGGTTGACCACTTAACTCTTTTAGGGCCAGTCTTCTTTCTGGCCTCTGACTTTGTTATCCTAGAAGCAACAGCTTTAGGGCGACACGCAGGGTAAGATCTTCTCTTATCTTTCTTACCGCTTCGACCACATTTCTTTCCAGTCTTTACGTCTCTCCAGTCTTCAGCAAACCATTTGCCTAGACCACCTTTTTTGCTAGGCTTTTTTGCCACGTTTAGCTACCTTATTGTTGCCACCTTTCCAGCCCCCACCCTTAGACTTGTACCACTTAGAAGCCCAAGCGTTTGCATACGCTGAAGGATATACTTTAAATTTCTTTCTAGCTGCTGCTTTTGCTCTAGACCATAGAGCAGAATTAGTTGGGGTTGCTTTTGACATTAGCACTTCCACCTTTTTCTGGCCTGTCTTAGACGGCTGTTAGGATCTTTTGCTGCTTTAGGGAACTTTTTCATCTGACCAGCAGATCTAGCGCAGTAAGACTTTCTTCTCTTAGCAGCCTTGCTGCCCTTCTTTACTTTGCCTGTAACAGCGGTTTTTAGCTTAGAACCGGGATTATCTCTTCGGTACTTAGCTACACCTTTTTTGGTCATACCAGCACCTTTTTTGGTAGGACGCTTATGTCCTCCGCTGATGGTATGACCTTTCATTGTACCCTTACTTCTAGCAACCATAACTTTAACTATAGAAGATAGTTACAGCCGTAACAGCGGTTGCTGCAGATACATATATATCGCTAACTCTAATGCCATCGTCTGGAATATT